CTGTCGCTGGGCTTTTGAACACCTTGGCGCGCGACCTGACGACGAGCTTTTTGATCTCTTCCCCGGCACAGGCGCGGTGACACGAGCTTGGGAGACGTGGCGTGCGCAGCTCAACCTCTTCAGTGAGGCAGCGGCATGAAGCGCGCCAAAGACCTCTTCGGCCATCCCCTCCGCGCCACGCGCGAGGACGCCATCCATGCCGGGATCGTGGAGTTCCTGACGCTGGCGGCGCACTCGAAGCTGCTTTGGCTGCACGTGCCGAATGGCGCAATGGTGAAGCCCTCGGCGCGCATGTATTTCGCGCGCCTCGGCGTGCTTCCAGGCGTCGCTGATCTGCTTTTTGTACTGCCGGACAAGTCCGTCGCCTTCATGGAGATAAAAGGCCCTGACGGCCGGCTGAGCGAGGCGCAGCAAGCCTTCCAGGCGAAGTGCGCGCTGCTCAAGCTGAAATACCGCGTCGTCTACTCGATCTCGGACGCGGAAGAGGTACTCCGAGATTGGGGTGCATTACGCGGCCCGGCCGTGGACAATTCCAGCGAACCGGTTGCCGATAGAGGGTTGCGTAGCGTGGCGTGAAAAATATCAGGCCGGAGGGCTCCCTCCCCCGGCCTGATGAACTGAAGCCTATCCAATGCACTGGAGGCCTCAATGGCTGTACACCATAGTTTTGTGACGACTTGTCAACAAAATTCAGGGGAGGCGTGAATGCGCGTCGAACCTGTTGGGCCGCTGGCGAAAGCTCTGCGGCTTTGTGAAAGCCCCATAGAGGCTCAGTTTCTTACGGCCTTTTTCCTTGTCTGTGTGAAGGAAGCGCAGTCTCCAGACCGTAGGCCCCAGAGCATTGATATCGGGGCTTCATGTATAGATAAATACGCGTCTATTGTAATCGAGCCACAGGTTCTCATCGACTCGTATCGTGTAGACTTCCTCATCACATACGGAACAACGTACTTGGTCGTTGAATGCGATGGCCATGATTTCCATAGCTTAACAGAAGAGCAGGAGATCAATGACCGCGAGCGTGATGAGTGGCTGGTGAAGCATGGCTACACCGTATTTCGCATTACCGGCAGCGAGATTTTCGGCGACGCCAGAGCCTGTGCGGAGAGAGCGTTTCACCGTTGCACCGATGATGAACATACTCCTTCGTGGCGGCGGGTAGGACGGTCACGGATCGGGCAGTTCTATCCAGAGTCCCGATCCCACTTTAATCCCGTCGATCCTCGCGTGATCGCCCGCCCATTCAAGAGCAAGCCAAATGGCGAGGGGGATGTCACGTGATCAGCGATATTGTGCGCGCACTCGTGGCGGCGGGCGCATCTCCCGAGATGATATTGGGTGCGGTAGAGGCAGCGGAGCGAGCCCAGACATCCAAAGAGCAAGAGAGGCTCTTGAAGCAGCGGGAGCGCACGCGCCGCTGGCGTGGCCATACGCAGGACGTGACGTCACGTGACGTTACAGGTGATATTGGTGACGTCACGTCACATCACGTGATTCACCACCCGCCCCCTAAAGATAAAAATCAAACCCCCACCTCATCCTCGCTTCGCTCGGATGATAGGCCGGTCCCGAAAACGACGCCTCGCATCGAACTCGAAGCTATTCTGGGTCCCGAGCATTCTGCGGCGGTTATCGACCATCGACAGCGCCTCGGGAGCCCGTTGACGGCGCATGCGGCAAAGCTGCTGGCCGCCGAATTTGCGAAATGCGCCGACCCGGACGCAGCGGCCGACACGATGATCGCCCGCGGCTGGCGCGGGTTCAAGCCGAAATGGCTGGAGGAGCGGCACAACGGGTCCCCCGGCCCGCCGAAGCCGCCCACTGGATCGGCCAAGCTCGTGGAATTGCTCAAGAAACCCTTCGAAGAAACCTATGGACGAAGCAACGGTAAAGAACCTCCTGGCGCCACTGTTCTCCCAATTCGGAACCGCTGACGGGGACATGGCCGGGAAGCTCATGGGCTACCTGATCGCGCTGGAGCATTCCACGCCGCAGGCGCTCAAGGCTGCGGTCCGCAGCTATCTGAGCGGCACGGTTGCGGAGCATGACGGGCGGTTTATCCCGACCAGCGCGGAATTGGCCCGCGTGGTGCGAGCCGAGCAGGAGCACCTCAACCGGATCGCGCCACGTCTGCGCATCGTCGATGCCGGACGACCGGAGCCGTCGCCGGAGCAGCGCGCCAAGATGCAGGCCAAGCTCGGCAGTATCCTGAAATGGGAGGGACACGCGGAGCAAAACCAGAAAACCCTGCCATCGTGGCAGGATAAACCGCTGACGGAGGAGGTGGCTGTGGAGCCCTCACCTGAACTCGTCGAGGCCATGCGGCGCAAGGCGTGGCTGCGCGAGCAAGAACTGCGCGGCCCTTCGACAGGCTCAGGACAGGCTGACAGCGAGACACCAGCCGATCCGCAGGCGTGGCGCTTCGAGACGGCTGATACGCACGTATAGCTTCCCCGTTTTCGCGAACCGGCTTAACGGGCAATGGGGGCCCTTCGACGGGCTCAGGGCAGGCTTACATGGGAGTTCTGATGGCGCGGGCAGGGCGCAAGCGCAAGGATGTGGCACGGCTCGCCGGGCGGCGGGACTGGCGGCAGCTCGCCGAAGACCCGTCCCTCCTCACCAAATGGAGCCGCTACCGCGACCGCATCTCCGAACTCGGCGGGAATCCCAAGCTCGCCTCGCAGGCCGGCAAGATGCACTACCTGCGGCAGCTCACGACGCTCGAGGCCGAGGCGGCAGAGCGATGGAGCCGAATGCTCGACGAGAACTACCGCGTCGTCCTTGGAATGGCCCGTACGCCTCCTAGCGTGAGGCTACAGCGGGAAAGAGGGGGTGGGGGCCATGAGACAGCCCCCGAGGAGCTGAAACGCTTCCAGGCCCGCTTCAGGGCCGCGCAGGACGCTATCTCAATGGCTGGGACAAAGGCGCTGAGTGCGGTCAACAAGCTATGTCACGACGAGGCATCCTCGTCCGTTCTGCCGGATGCCAGGCGCGGACTAGCGCAGCTCATCAAGCATTTCCGGCTTGACGCCGGGTAAATTCCGTGCCGAAATAGACCCTTGCCAACCCGCCCGGTCATTCCGGCGCGGGTTTTTCTGTTGCCCGGCGCTGCTCCTCCCTGGCACCGGGCGAATTGGGGCCTCGCGCCCAGCCACATCGTCCCGCGGGGCCTCGATCGTCCTACTCAGCAGCGTTCGGGTCTGGCGCCGGCTGCTCCTGCACCTGGCCCGCCGCAATGGCGGCCTGCCGAGCCTTGTCGTCGCCCGTGAAGTTATCGCCAACCTTCCAGCGCTTTCCCTGCGCGTCCGTGAACTCGGTCACGACTTTTGTGGTCTTCTGTGTGGCTGCGGGCATGGGGAAACCTCCCTCGGTCCTGGGGATCAGGATGAAGCTAAACGCAACACGCAATTCTTTGGTTCACTATGGCCCTCCCGGCCAAGCGACAACTAGCCGAATGCCCGCAAGCACTCCGACTAGTGCTGGCCAGGAGGGCCGCCCATGCGCCTCTACTACATCACCCTCATCAGCCTCACATGCGTCGTCCTCGTCGCATACCTCTGTAAGGAATACCGCAATGGTGAGTAGCTGATGCCACGCGGAGGAAGAGGGGGTAATCAGCCAGTCTATACGCCAGAGCTCGCAGCCGAGATCATTGATCGTATCTCAGCCGGCGAGAGCCTCCGCTCCGTCTGCCGCGCAGAGCGCATGCCCGACGAGATGTCCGTGCGTCGGTGGGCTAGCGAAGATCGTAATGGTTTCGCGTCGCAATACGCGGCAGCAACACTGACCCGAATGAACGTCCTCGCCGACGAAATAATCGAAATTGCCGATAACGATCAAGGCGACCCAGCCCGCGACAGACTCCGCCTCGACACCCGCAAATGGCTGATGTCCAAGATCGCGCCCAAGGTCTACGGCGACAAGCTCGACCTCACCCACGCCGCACCCGACGGCGGCCCGGTGCAGTTCATCACAATCTACGAGGCCAAGAAGGAGAAGAGTTGAGAAATGGCCACCGAAATCACGCAGGCGGTCTGGGATGACTTTCTTGAGAAGGCAGGCCGCGCAGAGATCGATCGCCAATTCGTGCGCTACTTGGAGATCTACGGCGGCCTTGGCGGTCCTGCCCTGACCGCTGCCCAGAAGCAGTCGGTCTGGGAGGCTATCGAGGCTGAAGCGCAACGCAAGTGCGATGTGGAGATTGTCGCGGGCGGCCAGCCGCTGCAATAGCCACTCTAACTGTGGCGTGCTACTCTGGGGCATGCCGGCATTACTCATTGATTTGACGGGTAAGAGGTTCGGGCGGCTGACGGCTTTGGCTCGGGCGCCTTCCAGAAATAAGTGCACGTTTTGGCGGTGGCGCTGCGACTGTGGCATCGAGAAGGAAATTGCCGCCAACCGCGTCAAACGTGGGGCGACTATCTCCTGTGGATGCGCCTTGTTCGAGATGCTGCGTAGCGAGGAGCATCAAGCCCAATTGGCGGCAGCAGTACTTAAGCGGCGCTCGCATGGGAGGGCTGGAACGCCAGAGTACCGTGTTTGGGTGATGATGCTGCAGCGGTGCACAAATCCGAAGCGCTCCAACTACACATATTACGGCGGCCGCGGGATTTCCGTATGTGAGCGATGGCAGTCGTTTGAGAACTTCTGGGAAGACATGGGCGAGCGCCCGGAAGGAATGACTCTTGAGAGGTGCGATAATGATGGCTCTTATTCTCCCGATAATTGCCGCTGGGCGACGAAGCTAGAGCAGGCGAGGAATAAGAGACCGCGTGGTAAAAATCGAGCGAAGGATAAGATATTACCAGCAGCCTCTGCACCGCTACCTGATTAATGGAGGCAAGCGCGCACTAGCCTGTTGGCATAGGCGTGCCGGGAAAGATGAAGTAGCCCTCGCAGCAACTTGCGAGTTACTTCATCAGAGAATTGCAACATTTTGGTATTGTTTGCCGGAATACGAAATGGCCCGCAAAGCCCTCTGGAACGGAATCAATGCCGCCACCGGCCAGAGGCGCATCGACGAGGCATTCCCCGAGGTGCTGCGCGAGTCCAAGGATGAGCAGCAGATGCTCATCAAGTTCAAGTGCGGCTCGACCTTTCAGTTGATCGGCAGCGACCGCTACAACGCCACGGTCGGCAGTGGCCCGGCCGGCATCGTGTATTCCGAGTGGGCGCTCGCAAACCCCTCAGCGTGGGCATACCACAAGCCCATGCTCCGGGAGAACAAGGGCTGGGCGCTGTTCATCACGACACCACGTGGCCGCAACCACGCCAAGACGATGTTCGATAGCTGGTCGAAGCGGTCCGACTACTTCACCGAGCTTCTGACCGTCGACCAGACGGGAGTGTTTACGGAAGAGGAGTTGCAGGAGGAGCTGCGGGACTACATCGACCTCTACGGCGTGGATGAAGGCCGCGCCCTTTACGAGCAGGAATACCTCGTCAGCTTCAACGCCGCGATCTTGGGCGCCTACTACGCCCGCGAGATGCTCGCAGTCCGCAACGAGGGCCGCATCGCCGAGGTGGAGGCGCTCCCAGGCGTGCCAGTCCATACGGCATGGGACATCGGTGTGCGCGACGACACGTCGATCTGGTGGTGGCAGGTCCAGGGCACGCAGGTAGTGCTGCTCGACTGCCACAGCGAGAACCACGGCCACCTGGAGAGCTTCGCGGAATTGGATCACCAGAAGCGCCAGGAGCACGGCTGGCCGCGCTGGCGCGACAAGAAGAGCGGCGAGTGGCAGACGATCGATTGGGTGCCTCACGACGCATCTGTGAGGGAATGGGGCACTACTGGCGGCCGATCGCGGCTTGAGACCATGCAGTTGCTGGGGCTCAATCCCAGGCTCTGTCCCAACATGCGTAAGTTGGACGGGATCAACGCCGCACGTCGGACCCTGCCTCGGGCTGTCTTCCATCCCCGCTGCGAGGATTACGGTATCCCGGCTCTGGAGCAGTATGCGAGAGATTGGGACGACGACAAGAAGGTCTTTCGCAACGACGACAATCACAACTGGGCGAGCCACGCGAGCGATGCCTTCAGATACCTGGCACTCGCCTGGCAGCAGATCCCGGTGAAGGACGAGCGGCCGAAGCCACAGCTACAGCCGGGGCAGGTCTACCTGCCGGGCCCGCCGCCGCCAAGGAGCGGCAGGAGGATCGCGATATGACCCTTACAGTGGGAAGCCTTTTCAGCCTGATCATCGTCCTCTTGGTCATCGGCCTGCTCGTCTGGCTCGCGTTCTACGTCCTCGGAGCCCTCGGTCCGCCCGAGCCGGTCGCCAGCATCATCAAGGTCATCGTGGTGGTGGTCGCGGTGCTGATCCTCATCACCGTGCTGCTCAATCTCGCGGGCATCGGGACGGGCCTGCACATTTCGCAGCTACCGGGCTGGGCTGCCGTCTATGGCTAACGCCTACGACGACTCTGGCGCCAACGCCGAGGAGTCGCCCGCCTATCAACAGCCCGATACGCCAGACGACGCCAAGCCGTGGCTGGCGCTCATCTCCGACGCCGAGCACTGCTTCGAGAAGTGGAATGATAAGTGCAACACGATCGACGACCTCTACGCCAAGCTGGACCTACTCGGGAATACGACCGCCGACCGTGAGTTCAAGATTTTCTGGGCAAATCAAGAGGTGCTCCGCCCCTCCATTTACGCCCGGCCTGCCATCCCTGTGGTGGTGCCGAAGTTCAAGGATCAGGCGGAGTTACCGCGCCGTGCTAGCGAGCTACTCGAACGCGCGCTGATCTCCATTACAGAGGCGAATGACGGGCAGTTGCACGAGGCGATGAAGCTCGTGCGTGACGATCTCGCCATCCACGCCCGCGGCGTCCTGTGGCTGCGCAACAGCGACACGATGGTGGAGTTCGACCAGCTCGACCGCGGCGACTTCCTGCACGAGCCGGCGAGGAAGTGGCGCGAGGTGGGCTGGGTGGCCAGGCGTGACTGGCTGACGCGCAAGCAGATGCGGGCTCGCTTCCCGGACACCGAGGAGGATTGGCTGCAGAGCGCCGTCTTCAAGGAGCGCAAGGACAGCCGCGAGGAATACAAAGGGGAGCAGAAGGCCGGCGTCTGGCAGATATGGTCACGGCCAAAACGTGTCGTGATCTGGGTGAGCGAGGGCGTCGAGGTGGTGCTGGATGCCCGCACCCCAGGAGAGCCGCCGCAGGACGGATTCCTGCCGCTGCCGAACTTGGAGGGGTTCTTTCCCTGCCCGAAGCCGGCATACGCCACCTGCCAGCGGCGTAGTCTGATCCCGATCCCAGATTTCTTGTATTATAAAGATCAGGTTGAAGAAATAAACGAGATGACTGCTAGAATATCAAGTCTAGCAGAAGCATTGAAGATGAAGGGCTTCTATCCGAGCGGTGCCGGCGATCTCGCGCAGGCCATTGAGAATGTGTTCGCCGACCAGGAAAACCGCGCCGTGCTGATCGGGGTGTCGAACTTCGCGGCGCTTGGCGGCAGCAGCCTGAAAGAGTCGATCGTCTGGCTGCCGGTGCATGACGTGGCGACGGTCATTACGGAGCTCGTGGCGCTGCGCCGGCAACTGATTGAGGACGTGTATCAGATCACTGGCCTCTCCGACATCATGCGCGGCCAGACTGACCCGAACGAAACGCTCGGCGCGCAGGAGCTCAAGGCGCAGACGGGTGCGGTCAGGATCCGTGAGAAGCAGGGCGAGATGATCCGCCTGGCGCGTGACGCCATCCGCATGGCGGGCGAGATCATGGCGGAGAACTTCTCGCCCGAGGCGCTACTGAACCTGTCGCAGATCAAGGATCTGCCGACCATGCAGGCGCTGCTGCAGCAGGTGAACTCCGCCGTGCAGGGGCAAATGCAGCAGATCGACCAGATGATCATGCAGGCGAAGCAGAACCCGCAGATCATGCAGCAGGTGCAGCAAAACCCGCAGATTGCCCAACAGGCCCTGCAGCAGGCGCAGCAGCAGAAGCAGCAGATCCAGCAACAGGCGCAGCAGCAGCTGCAGCAGGCCGTTACGGTGGAGAAGGTGATCGAACTGCTGCGCTCCGAGAAGGTGCGGCCGTTCGTGCTCGACATTGAGACGGACTCGACCATTCAGCCGGACGAGAATGCCGAGAAGCAGCGCAGGACCGAGTACGTCGCGGCGGTGGGCGGTTTTATCCAGCAGGTGGCGCCACTGGTGCCTGTGGTGCCGGAGATCGCACCGCTGGCGGCCAGCATACTGAAATTCGTATCGGCCGGCTTCCGGGCGGGGAGAGAGCTGGAAGGGGAGATCGAAAAGTTCGCCGACGCAGTTACGCAGAAGGCCAGCCAGCCACAGCCTCCATCACCGGAGGCGCAGGCGGCGCAGGCCAAGGCGCAGGCCGAGCAGCAGAAGATGCAGATCGCGCAGGCCAAGCAGCAGGCTGACCAGCAGGCGCAGCAGGCAAAGATCGCCGCCGACAGCCAAGCGGCGCAGCAGAAGGCGCAGGCGGACCAGCAGAAGATGCAGATGGAGCAGGAGCGGCACCGCACCGACATGGAGCTGGCCATGCAGGGCATGCGCCTGGAGCACCAGAAGCAGCAGCACGACGCCGGCATGCAGATTCAGGAGCTGCAGACCAAGTTCGAGATGGACATACAGGCCGCGGTGCTCGACATGCAGAAGACGCGCGCTGAGATCGAGAAGATCCACGCCGACATCGGGCGCGTCGAGGCGCAAGCAAAGGCCGCCGCCCAGCCCAAGCCAGCGCCTAAGGCCGCGTGATGGCGGTCCTCGCCCCTCCGGTGCAGGTGGTAGCCTCCGGCGCCCCACCGTTCGTGGCCGTCGCGGGAGGCGCTCCGCCCTTTGTGGTGACGACCGGGCCTGCGCCGCCGATCACGATCGTGGCCTCGGGCGCCCCGCCGATCACGCTGTTTAATGAGGATGGCTCGATCTGGACCGGTGGTGCGGCTGCGGTCGGTGGTGCGGCGCTGCTGGTCGACGAGGCGGCCGGCTTTGCGGCGGACTTCACCTACCCGGTCGACGCCAATCGCGTGGCCGTGAAAACCTAGGAGACAGTATGTCAGACACAAGCGGCCCTGCTTTTCCGCAGAGCTTCATCATGCACGACCAAGAGGTGATCACCTCGGGCAATCTCACGGCGGCGGGCTTTCAGGGCCTGTCGCTGCGCGATTATTTCGCCGCCCAGGCGATCTGCAGCCTGGTGCCGCTCAGGCCAGACTCGGACGCTGCCGACCTCGCCCTCAAGGCTTATGAGATGGCGGACGCGATGCTGGCGACAAGGAAGTAGCCATGCCGACCACTGAATACGGCGTCGACCAGTTTTTCCAGAACAGCGGAACCTCGCCAAAAATGGTCTATGATGTGGCGGGAACGCTGGGCTGGTCGCCGCATAATTTGTGCCTGCAGTCGCAGACGTTCGATAACCCGGCTCCTGCTTGGGGCAAAAGCAACTCTACCATTACTGCCAATGCTATTGCATCTCCAGACGGGACGATGACAGCAGATGCGCTCATTCCAAATGCCGGAAACATATCTCCGTTTGTAAATCAGCCTTTGACAGTGCCCAACGGCACTGTTGTTACGTTTTCTGTCTATGCCAAGAATGGCGTTCTGACACCGTGGTTATTCATATTGTCCGATGTTCCTGCTTATTTTAATCTTGCTACTGGAGTTAAAGGGTCGACTACTGGCATCTCCAGCAACATGGTTGCGGCGGGGAACGGCTGGTATCGCTGCGATGTAACGTTCACTGCCGCTTCGGCAACGCCGCAGGTTTATCTGGCAATGACCACCGCTGATGGCGCAGCTGCCAACTGCACTACCGGCGATGGCGTGAAGGTCGGCTTCTATCTGTGGGGCGCGCAGATGAACCGGGGCAGCATTCCGCTCGCATATCTTCCCACCACGACTGCCGCCCGCTTCGGGCTGGCGGTTGACTACGACCCGGTGACGCACGCGGCGCTGGGGCTGCTGCGGGAGCCCGCGGCGACGAATGTGCTGTTGCAATCACAGACATTCGATAACGCCTCATGGGGTAAGTCGCAGACAACTGTAACGGCAAACGCCGCAGTGGCACCGGATGGAACGACGACAGCAGATAAGCTTGTCGAAGACAGCACTAACAACGTTCATAATATGGGGCAGAATCCGTCTACCATCACAGGAACGTTCTCGGTCTTTGCCAAGGCTGCTGAGCGCAGTCAGTTACTACTCTATGACTTTTCTAGTGTTAAAGGTGGAGCCTTCAATCTTTCCGCCGGCACAGTGATAACACCGCCGGTGACGGCTGTTGTGGGGGCTACAATTCAGTCCGTCGGCAATGGCTGGTATCGTTGCTCAATACCCGTTACTTCGACATCCGGCGTACAATTGTACCTGATGAACGGCGGCACGCACGGCTATCTCGGCAATGGCACTTCCGGGCTATATATCTGGGGCGCGCAGATTGAGACTGGCACCGTCGCCACCTCTTACATCCCGACGCTCGCCGCGACGGTCACGCGGGTGGTAGATCAATACAACGTTACGCCGGCTTCAATTGGAAATAATGCGACGACAGGCAGCTGGTGGGCTGAAGTGTATCCACTCGCTGCGGCACCTGCGGGCAACTATTCCAGGATTATTGGATGCACACCTTCCTCTGCATTCCCGCTCGGATTTTCTTCAGCGCCGCAGTTTACGTTTTATGACGGCACGGTGCTACTGGATACTGTTGGTGTTACTGGCCTCGTAGGGAATGTCCACAAGGTCGCATCTGCATTTCAGGCCGGCAGCCAAGGGCTGGCTGCCGATGGCCTGACCGCTATAGCCGGGGCAGGAACATCGGCATTCCTGCTTGATCCGGGTACAAACATCTGGTTCGGCAGCGGGGTTTCCGGCGGCAATCCAATGCTCGGCTACATCCGCAAGGTCCGCTACCTGCCGCGCCGTCCGACGAATGCCGAATTAGCCACGATGACGGCCTAGCCATGCTGGATTTTCTGTTTCGCGCCACCACCCGCAAGGACTGGGAGGCGATGGCGCGTACGGCGCAGTTCATCGATGCCGAGAACAGGCCGCTGCCGGGGAT